GCAATTAATTGCATTGTCCATTGACGGGTATCTCTCGTATCAAGACATGGAATCCAATCTAGTATGCAAATCGATCCTATCGTTGCCGATATTGCCACTACATAAACTAAAAGTCAAATTAATACTTGCCTATAGTTTTTATTCATTTTGCGTGATAAAAACCAGCAATAAAACTAATAAATCCACTAATGGCTGAAACTATCGCCATTCCCATCCAAAACCCACCACGACTTTTATTGGCTAAAGCAACTAATTCTTTTAAATCTTTGCGAATCTCAAAAAGTTCACCTTCCATTGCTTCGACTTTTTGCCAGAGTTGGCCGTATTTAACAGGGTCAATTTGAAAATCGGACATAGCAAAACCATAGTAAAGGGTTAATTGATATATTATATTGTCCGATATATTACAGAATGTATTTTATCACTTCTTCTGGCTTTAGAAACGCATCGGGGTTATATTCGGTAAAATCCCACCAGAGAAACTGATTTTGAGCCAGATAACTGCGATCTTTTAATAAGTTAATGTTTTCTGAATGCCCATAGATTAATGGATCAGATACAGACCACAACACCACGCCAGGTTTACCGCAATCCCATGCTAAATGCTGAAAAAAACTATCACAACCAATCCAAATGCGACACTCAGCAATTAGTTCACGCAGTCTGGCGATTGGCAAATTCTTTAGAAACTGCTGGGTTATCTGTTCTTCGCCATCAACTCCGACTTGCACAACTTCCTCAGAAATTAATGCTAACAATTCTTTCCAATAAGGGTAATTTTTAGGATTAGTTTTACCATTCATTAATGGTTTGGCAAATGGGGCAATTAATATCATAGGTATAACTTCCTATAGGCATCCTCAAGGCTACCATTCCAATTCCATTGCGCCATTTTTTTATAAACATTCCAGCGGTCTAAATCCCCAAATAACGCTTGAGCTTCGGCAATAGATCGACCTGGCACAATCTCAGGATAGCAAGTGAATACAACGGGATTAGGTATATCAGGAAGAACATGGCTAAAAACAATATGATCGCCAGCACCGCAATTAAGGACAACGATGTTAGAAGCGGCAAACTGTACGATATTTCTAAAAATCTGTTCATCATGTGCATACATATCCTCTCTGGTTTCAGACCGAATACCGCCTTGAGCTTTTAAATGCCAAATAATCGCATTTGGGCATACCAACAAATTAAGCCCTTTTTGATGCAGACCATAAGTAAATAGCGTTTCTTCCCGATGAGCTACACGGGATAAACCTAAGTTATAGTCATGCAATCCAGCACGATATAAAAATGAGCAATGCAAATGCTCTACTTTTGTTGCTTTATTGATAATTCCCCATTGGATATTAGGTTCTTTATCAATGTCAGCAATTTTTCCTGTGGATTTAGATGTGTCAAAAACATTGGGCATGGTCAAAATTGAACCGCCAACAGCGCCTACATCAAAATTTTCTGTTGCACATCTATAAAGCTGTTCTAATACATTTGGCTCTGGAATAGCATCATCATCTACTCGCCAAACCCATTTGTAACCCATTTCATTTGCTTTTTGATGAATGTAATGCTGTCCTTTTTTGTCGGCAAATAGCCATTCCCATGCAATCTTTTTGTAATCTAGGATTTGAAATATATGCTGATATATAGGGTTTTCCCGCATATCTTCGGGATTGTTATTGTCATCAAATATAACGAGCTTATCAGGGCTTTTAGTCTGATTGGCTATAGCCATTAAGACCATTGGCAAAGTCGTTGTATAACGCCCTCTGGTGGCTACTGAGCAGAGTATTTGCATAGCATTAGGTTGCATCTGTTTTGTTCTGTAATAGGTTGTAGTTCTTTTGTTATTTGCCCATGCTCATTGACATATTCAAATTCAAAATCTGGAAAGTCTGCTTCTGTAAGACCATGTAACTTGTGATGCTCACCCCAAAAGCCTTTTGGCTCATTGTGCGGCACAGTAATTAACAGCCTTTTGCAATGCTGTTTTAGCTTATTTACTACTTCCAAGCCATTATCTAAATGCTCAATAACTTCAAAAGCAACAATAGTATCGTAGTTAGCCAAATTATAGGTATTAATATTGCCATACAAAAACTGACAATTATTACCCCAATGCTGATTTTTAGCCACATCCACAATGATTGGATCATAGTCAATCCCTGTGTATTGAATTTCTTTAGGGAAAAATTGACTGCCATATCCTGTAGTGCAACCAAGTTCAAATAAAGTTGATCCAAGAATTTGTTGATTAGCCCACTCATATCTTTGTCTTTCTCTAGGAAATACTGCATCACCTTTTAGGAATACTGCTCTTTCATAATTGTTGGACAATCGCCATCTATACCAATCAAGATTATATTTTTTGGCTAATTTAAGTTCATTTAGCAAAAACTTGTTATCCCAATCTTGAACCAATGCTAAATCGTGCATTGTTCCTTCTGCTTTGTGGTAAATAGGAAAAGTGCCATTGTTGCCACAGTCCACAAGTTTAAAGCCAGCTTGTTCAGCTTTTAGGCAAAATTCTATATCTTCACAACCACCAGTATTAAAGTCATCATTAATATAGCCAATCTTATTAAAGACTTCTTTAGTAATTAATGCACAAAAGAAAATGCCAAATTTAGATTTAGTAATTGGGGAATATTGTCCAAGCACATAATTGACATCGCCTTGGTCTAGCATTTCTAGCCATTTGTTTTTAGGCTGATCTAGCAAAATGGTGTCATTGTTTAGCAGAATAATTTTATCTGCTGTTGATGCTTTAATGCCTTCATTGGTAGCTTTTGCAAAGCCTAGTGCATTGTCATCCCATCTAAACTTCATATTGGGAATGGCAGTTTTTAAATATCTAAGGTAATCCCTAGTATTGTCTGTGCAACCATTAGCAGATATAACCAATTCTACATTGGTCATATCTGTGTATTTGATAATGGAATCAATACAAGGTTTTAAGTATTTTTCGCAATTATTGTAAGTCGGTATCACTACCGAATACTTTATGGATTGCATCACTCATCCTTTAAAAGTGTTTAGAATAACATAAAAAAAATATTTATTGCCAAGGTAAAGGCGCTGGTACTGGCATGGGGGGCGGATTTATTTGAGCATTAATTTTTTCTTGAATATTATTTTCAAAAGAAGAAATAGTATCTTCCCCATAAGATGCTTGAACCCAACCAATTACTTGTTCTTCTGTAAGCTGATCGTAAGGGGTAAATCCAGCACCTTGTTGCAATTCAAAATTTCGCCAAGCGGTAATATTTGCTGTATAAGTATCTTGAACACCAATTAGCTCCCATTCAGCAGATACCACTACATCTTGTTGCCCATCAAGAACAGGCACTACATTCATTTGCAAAATAGACCAAGTATAAGTTGTCATTAGTATGTATTCTCTGTTGTGTTAATTCTAGCTACCCATTGTATAGTTTGTCCAGCCACTCCTGTAGCAGTTACAGTAAGACCACCATTGGTAGTATCTGCTGTTACTGCAATAGCCCAAGTTGCCGCATTAGCATCTCGTGATATTAAAGTAACTGTAGGAGTTCCAACTAAAAAGGTCTGTGATGCACCAACAACTCGTTTAATTTGACCTTCAATAGTCCATGCCGAACTTGATCCTTGACCGACAATAGTACCAGCTACAGTTTGTGATGCAGTTGTTGTATTTGCATAAGACACAGAGCTACTTGTGCAAGCTGTTACTATTACAGTTCCATTATATCCTGATGGCGATACACCAGCTACAGTAATAGTTTGTCCTACAGTAAATGGTGAAGCTGTTTGTGCGGCAAAAGTAAGGGTTGCAGTTGTTCCTGTTCCTGATGCGCCTGTAGTAGTAATTGGGGTCGTAGCATTAAATTGCCCGTTAGCAATAACCGAACCTTTATAATAATAAACCGAGTTATCAGGCAAAATAATTTGATTGGTTGTAGATGCAGCACCATTTGTTGATGTTAATGCTGTTGGAGTTGCTGTGGTAGTTTTGCAATATAAATTTAATAAAGAAGATTGCATACCGCCTTGAGTGATAGTGCCAACGGTACTAGCATTAATTGTGTTTAAACCTTGAATTGATCTAGTTGTAGCATTTGTTCCACCAATAATTGATGAAAAACCACCGCTAGTAGTATTAAAAGACCCACCACAAAGAACCGAATCTTGTCCACTAGCTACATTACTATCTCCAGCGCCAATAAATGCTTCTGATCCTGAAGCTGTATTAGTTGTGCCGCCAACTATAACAGCAGCTGAATTGTTTGTAGTATTACCATTTCCAGTTCCAATAAAAGCAAAACTGCTATTATTAGTATTAAAAACCCCCCCAACAACTATACCGTAAGAACCAGAAACGCTATTTTGTCTACCGCCTGATACAACACCATAGGCGGCATAAACAGTATTAGATAATCCACCAGCAATAGTGCCATAAGTAGAGCCATTTAAAATAGTATGACCTGTTCCGCCTGAAATAGTTGCATAGTTACTGCTTGCTATGGTATTTGTATCACCATTAATAATGCTTCCCGAATTAACGCTATTTCCGCCTAAAAGAGTTCCATTTAAAGCTACCCATTTAGTAGGGTAGGCTGTTATAGCACCTGAATATACTCCTGTTTGTTGAGATATATAAATTAAAGTTAAATTTTGTGCATTTCCTAAATTAAGAAGTATTTGAGAGTTCTTATCGCAAGAATCATAAATAGAAACTAATTGAGCATTTGAGCCTGTTTGATTATTTATAATTGTTATTTGTTTTCCATTTGGCGGGGTAATTGGAAGATATAATTTAATATTTGTGGTTGATCCACCAGTAGAAATATATTGAATTGGCGCACAATCATCTTCTAAACTAATAGAATATGCTGATGAACCAGCACTAGGTCTGCTAAAGTCCCAGTATTGAACAGTAGGGGCTTGAGTGCCAACTAAGCTATTAAACATTAATAATCCCCACCTATTGTAGAGCAATCATAGCCTGCGGCTACAGCAGTTCCAAAAGTAAAATAAAGAATATAGCCCGCTGGAATACTAATATTTAATGGAATAATAATATCTGGCTGTTCAGTTGTTTGAGAAACGGTTGTAGCTGATAAAGTGCGTTCATATATTTGTGTATTGTTTGCTGCTGTTCCTGTAGAAGAACCATTGTTTAACCAAACCCGCATTACTGTTTGCACATTAGTGCCTAATGATCTAGCTCTTACAAAATCTACTCTTGAGCCATTTGTACCAGCCGTATAGCCTGAGTTGTAGTTAGTGCCTGATGTTAAGTCAGTAGTAGTGTTAGCTGTTAGACCAGCCGCATTAACCCAAGTAATCTTGGGTGTTAAGGGAAAGATTGGTGCTGTATTTTGAGCCATTAGAAACCTCCAAAGATTTGGGCTTGCATTTTAGTAATTGGTAAAGATGAACCACCACCGCCACCCGAACCAGAAAAACCTGAGATACCACTATATCCAGAAATACCAGAACCGCTGTAGCCAGACAATCCTAATCCTGAATAACCAGAAATTCCGCTATATCCTGAAATGCCAGAATACCCTGAAATTCCAAAACCCGAATAGCCCGAAATACCAGAGCCTGAATATCCAGAAATACCACTACCAGAATAACCGGATACACCTGAATAACCAGAAGTTCCTATACCTGAGTAACCTGAGATGCCAGAGAATCCACTTATACCACTTCCAGAATAACCAGAAAATCCAGAATACCCCGATACACCGCTTCCAGAGTAACCGCTGTAACCACTAATTCCTGAAAATCCAGAAGCGCCATTAGTTCCGCTGATGCCAGAATAACCGCTATATCCGCTAATACCAGACCATCCTGAAGTTCCTGAGTAACCAGACCAGCCTGATGTACCAGAGTAGCCAGAAGTGCCGCTATAGCCCGAATAGCCTGACCAACCTGATATACCACTTCCAGAATAACCAGAATAACCACTAGCACCAATTCCTGAATAACCAGAGAATCCACTAATTCCGCTACCACTAAATCCAGAATAGCCACTAACTCCGCTACCGCTGTACCCAGAAATGCCAGAGAAACCGCTAAAACCAGAAGTAGATGCTCCAGAATATCCAGATATTCCTGAACCGCTATACCCGCTAAATCCAGACAAACCAGAACCTGAATATCCGCTTATTCCAGATCCGCTATAACCCGAAAAGCCACTTGTTCCGCTTCCAGAGTAGCCACTTATTCCACTTCCAGAATAACCGCTAATACCACTATATCCGCTGTAACCAGAAGTTCCGCTGTAACCAGAAGTTCCGCTATAACCTGATATTCCGCTATAACCTGAGATACCAGAAATACCACTAAAACCTGAAGTTCCAGAATATCCTGAAATGCCTGAGTAACCTGAAGTTCCAGAGTATCCGCTGATACCTGAGTAACCACTAAATCCGCTAATGCCTGAGTAACCAGAGAATCCTGAGATTCCAGAGTAACCACTAAATCCAGAGTAGCCAGAAACACCAGAACCAGAATATCCGCTAATACCTGAAAATCCTGAAATTCCACTAAATCCGCTAGTGCCATTAATTCCTGAAAATCCAGAAATACCGCTATAGCCAGAAATACCGCTGTAGCCTGATATACCGCTAAAACCTGATGCACCGCTAAAACCAGAAATACCTAAACCGCTATAACCTGAGTAACCAGAGTAACCCGACAAACCAATTCCTGAAAAACCTGAATAGCCACTTATACCGCTTCCTGAATAGCCACTAAATCCGCTGGTAGAAGCCCCCGAAAATCCTGAGTAGCCCGATATGCCAGAACCAGAATAGCCAGAGAAACCTGAAACTGTTGCACCAGAATATCCTGATGTTCCGCTATACCCGCTAAAACCAGAAACAGTTGCACCACTATAACCAGACCAGCCCGAGATTCCACTTCCCGAAAATCCTGAGTCTCCACTAACCCCACTACCTGAATATCCTGATTTTCCACTAAAGCCGCTTATGCCGCTTCCACTAAACCCTGAAAATCCGCTAACACCTGACCCGCTAAAACCTGAGTAGCCTGAATAGCCAGAAACAGTTGCTCCTGAAAATCCGCTAGTCCCTGACCAACCACTATATCCAGAAGTAGCAATTCCTGAAAAGCCTGAGTATCCACTAAAGCCGCTTTGCCCTTGTGGACCAACAATTTCGCCTACATTATTCCAAGTTGTTCCTGTCCAGACATATAAATCGCCATTGGAAGAAACAATATAAGCATCATTTGGTAAATTGCCAACTAAAGGCAAATCAGCTGGAGTAGCTACAGTTCCTTTGATATTAATAGATGTGCCTTGCACTCCACTAAAACCGCTGTAGCCAGAGAAACCACTTGTTCCAATACCTGAATAACCAGATTTTCCAGAATACCCGCTAAAGCCCGATATAGATTGTCCAGAAAACCCTGAGATTCCAGACCAACCACTTAAACCACTTCCTGAAAACCCTGAAAATCCTGAAACTCCGCTACCACTAAATCCAGAATAGCCAGAAACAGTTGCACCAGATATACCAGAAAACCCAGACCAGCCACTAATTCCAGAGCCCGAAAAGCCTGATAATCCAGACCAACCGCTAATTCCAGAGCCAGAAAACCCAGATATACCAGACCAACCCGAAACTCCACTACCTGAAAATCCGCTAATACCAGATGCACCAGACCAACCGCTAACACCACTTCCACTAAAGCCTGATTTTCCGCTATACCCACTAAAACCCGATGTAGATTGACCTACAGCACCACTATACCCAGATTGTCCACTATACCCACTAAAACCTTGTGGACCAATTAAGCCACGATCTATTGAAATAACTTGCCTAGCCTGTGGAATTACTGATACCGATACATTATTTTCATTGGCTACATTAACTTTTATTCCCATGATTACTCCAGCACTATGCCATCAGAACGCACTAAGAAAAGTAAAAATATGATGTAATCATTGGCTGGATTTGTGCCATCTGTAGGAAAACTAATTTTAATTCGACCAGAAAAAGCTACACAATCTTGAGCACCAATATTTAATTCTGGATCAGAATTGATTAATCCCCAAGTTGTATCATTAATAACAAGGGTAAAGTTGCCTAGTGCGGCTACTTCATTGGTAATAGTTAAAGTTACTGGAGTTGGAGTGGGAGTATAGTTCCCAATATCAAATGCCAAGCCATAGCGAGAATCTTGAAGATTGGTAACTTCTCTGCGGATAATTTCTGCATCAATAGTGGCAGAAGTTAAGTCTAATGGAGTTACCCCATCAGAAGCAGTAATATTCAAATTCCAATAGGTTTGTTGATTCCAAACCAATTCCCCTGCAATACAGGGATTATCAAACCCAGAAACTTGGGTGATAGTATTCTTGCTAAACATTGCCATGATCTCTCCAATTCTCGGTTAATAGGGGGTGGAACTCCACCCACCTACGGATGATCTTGTCTTGTATTGATAATTTTACCCTAAACCATTAAATTTTAGCGAGTTTAAGTTTTTCTTCTAAATCTGTTACTTTTGCATTTAATTCCTGAATAGCGGCTGTTAAGGTTGCAACAATAAAAGAAGTATCAATACTTTGTGGAAGAATTGTCCCATCTTCTTTTACCGCATCTTTTTCCCCATGAACGGCATTAGGGAATACTTCTTTCAATTCATGGGCAAGAAATCCATCTGCTTTTTCGCCATTCAATTTCCATGTATAAGTAATTGGTTTTAATTTTGCAATAGTATCTAATGCCCCTATCATAGGAGCAATATCTTCTTTTAATCGGTAATCTGATGGAGAAAGATAGGCGCAAGTTGTAGTGCCATAACTAATAACCCCTACTGAATTCCCATTATTAACAAACCATACATTTCCTGTAACTCTAGTATCGCCAGATTGAAATTCAGCTACAGTATCAGTTCCAGAAATTCCTTTTACAGTAAGTCTGCCATTTTGATAATTAGTGGTTGTCCCAATAAACATAGTTTGAACTGGGGTAATTCTCATTCCTTCAATTAGACCACTACCATTATAGGTAAGAATTTGATAGTTATTTTCTGGGCAGCCATATTGTCCAGCCGCCCAATGCGTTGTTGTCCCAGTAGAATCCATCCCACGAAAAGCTCTATAGTAGCCTGTTCCACCATTTAAGTCTGCTCTGACATTCACATAGGCTGCGCCAGCAGAAGGGTCTGTAGAGGTAACATTTGTTTCATTAGGACCAGTAGAAAGAATTTCAGCCGTTCCAGTTGGAGTTGTAGTATTTACGCCAAGTTTTCCAACATTGAATGTTCCGCTTATAGAACCATTACCAGTAATGCTTAATCCAGTAGAAGTAACTGTTCCAATTAATGCTTGAGAAGCGTCTAACTGCCCAGATGTATTAACATGATTGGCTAAATTAGCCAAATTAAGTGCTTGTGTCATTTAAACCGCTCCAGTTCTATTGAATGATTGCTCTACCAAAATATTAAGGTTGCTTGTTGGTGTTTGTGATAATGTATAACTTCCTGTAGTTACAGAATAATCTACAGTTTCTAATAATAAAACACCATTATTATATAAATTAAATGCTAATGGATTGTAAGCAAATGTATAAGTTGCTTGTCCAACAATAGTATATATATCTGCATTTGATGGGTTTCCGTTTGGCTGACCTTGATTATTATTAGTCCATTGAATAATTTGTAAATCTCCAGAAACAGAATTTACAAAACTAATAGTTTGACCAGAAATATTATAGTCTTGAGCATTAACTACTAAACCATTTAAAAATAACAATTCATTACCACTTACTAGGGTAAACCCTGATGCAGTATAAGAACCAACATTGCTTAAACTTGCAGAATTACGGCTAAAACTATTATAAGTTGTGCTACTGCTTACTGATATAGAAGCCATTGAAATAATGGTAATAATGTCATTAAGATTTGCGCCAACCGCTAAATTTACTGTGCCAGTTGAGCCACCAGTATCGGTATATTGGCTTGTATCAAGTAAGCATCCATTTTGGAATACTAGGCAGTTGCCACTTAAATATTCTGATCCTCTAGGTACGCTAAATACAGTTTGACCGCTAGAAGCATCAAAAGCGGTCATAGTATAATAAAAAGTATCTGGTGGTGTAAATCCAACAACACGACCATAGGTATCTACAGTTAATGTAGCAACACTAGATGTATAAGTTGATGCACCACCCGGAAAACTTAATAATTTAGCTAATGATGCAATTACTTGTCCTTGAGGATTGTTTGTAATAGCAATCTCGCCTGTGCCCACAGTAGTAGTGCCAGTTTGGATAAGCTGACCAGTTCTGGCATTTAAGTCAATAATATTGTAGCCATCTTCTAATCCTTGCCAAATTGTAGGATCATAATTGGGATCAGTTGGTACAAACAAAGCTGTTCCAGAAGATAAAGCCGCATTGCCTGTAGCAAAACTTATTAAATTATTTCCACGATTACAGAACAATAAATAATTTAAAGTGCCAGAACTTCCAAAAACAGGATTTGCGGCATACCAAGTGTAATCTGATGGGTTTGTATCAAAAGATGGTGAAGATGTGCTTAAAACTCCAAAATAAGTTTTTCCTCTAGGGTTAGAAGTAAACCCTGTACCAGTTGCGCTAGTTGCATAGGCTACACTCAAATAACGCTGTGAATACTGGAATGTCATTGGCCGCCATGAGAATACGGTACTTGCTGGGCTATAAAGCGATGTTTCTAAAGAATTGATCATACGATCAAAGAAATACCAATTTCCTGCTGGAATGCCAGTTAAAAATACTGTAGGTAAAACTACGCTATTACCATAAGGAACTCCTGATGGCTGAACAGCAGTAATACCAGCAAGCATTAATTGTGATATAGATGGATTTGAATAAGCTGAATACCAAACTTCGGCATATTGTGTAATACCAGCAGAGCTTGAAGTAACTTGAACTCCAATAGTTGGCACTGGAATATTTGTTAAGTTACTAATAATTACTGGTGCAGTTAAAGTGCCAAAAATATTTGGTACTGGCAATCCAGAATTAGGCGG